TTAATTCGCAGTTTCTTTGCCAATAATAGCTACAAATATTTATAAATAAACCTTGAGCCTCTAAACTGCAAAATGATATATCTTTTGTCAAATATTCAGCTGGTTCAAACTGAAAATATGGTAGTTCTTTAGCCATTGTAACCTCCTATTCCTTTTAATGCATTTTGATATGCTATTGATGCTTCTATTTCATTTTCAAACAAACCAAGATAATTTTGTTTACCATTTATGCGTATTGAAGCCATCCATTTGTTTGAGTTTTTGTACCAAGACACCCCGATGTATTTAGATGCACCACGTCTTATGTCTTTAGACACATTATGCCTACTGGTCGTTAATTGCAAATTGTCTACTTGGTTATTTAGTTTGTCGTTATTTACGTGGTCTACTACTATTTTATATCCACAAGGCTCGTGACCAAGAAATGCCATTGCTACTAATTGATGAACTTTGAATGATTTCTTTTTACCATCTTTACTTAATATAGTTGCCAAATATCCAACACCATTAATAGATGCTTTTAATAATTTTTCTTTAAGTGTGTGAAAACTACCATCACTTCTACAAACTACCCTCTTTAAACTTTTAACCCTTCCTAAATTGCTTACTTGGTAGTATCCTTCGTAATTTGGGATGTCTTTCCATATTTCCTTTGTTGTTTCCATAAAATAAAAAAGGCTTTCTTTTACTCCTTGCAATTGCGCTACAAGTTTCAAAAAAAGCCATTAAGTTAATCATTTGCTATCGGGCGCAATCCGAATCATCGCATTAATAGTTCAAAGATAATAAATTACATTTAAAATTTTTGTAAATAGTTATTAACTTTTTAAATACATTTCATCCATAAATTTATCTATCTTTTCTATGCTTTTATGGACATCGTTTAAGGCTTCTTTGTAGTTGCTATTGTCTGTTTCACTTGCCACTCCACAAATCACTCCAGTTATCTTGACCAATTCAGCCACAAACTTTTTGCCTATTTGCTTCTGCTTATGAAAAATTAAACCCTCGCTTTCCATTTCCTCAAACTTATCTATAATGGCTAAACACAATAGATTTAGCTTATTAAATTCTAACTCCTTATTCATCTCTTAAAATAATGTTTGTTGTTCAAATTTAAAGCACTCTTTCTTAAGTTTAAAATAATTAAGAGTTGAAATGTTTACATAAAATCTTTCCATATCATTATAAGTCTTAATTTCCTTCGCGAACTTTATATCAAACGACACTTGGTTAGCATCCCGAAAATGGTCTGCTTCTTCAATCTGAAACGGCTCACATTCCTTCAGTTCATAAATCGTAACTCCGTTCATTTCCTTTGCTCTACCAGTGGCTATTCCATAGCAAGCGGCTACGTTGCCAAGATATACTTTTACTTTACTTCCTGCTTCCATTTTACCACATTTTTTTTACTAAAAAATATCCTAACTCATCCGCTTTCTTGCGTAGTTTTTCAATCTTTTCATCGTGTCGAATTTTGGCGCATTCGTAGCGTTCTTGGTCGCTTTGTGTTATTCGAAATAGACTGTACTTTTCGCCTTTCATCTCTTTAATCAATCCAGCATCCAACAACTCGGAAATTCGACCGCTGAACTGATTAAGCGATTTATCCAAAATTACGGATATTTCGGGTAAAGTCATAACGTGCTTATCTCTTATAAGATTGTAAATCGTGGCTGCATCTCCTTGAAACGTGCCATCTGTGATTCCTTGAATAAAGGCTTCTGTTTTTGCTCTTGTCATTGTTTTTGTTTTTTAAAGTTTGATAATGTTATTAATAGGTTTTACTGTGTTCATATACTCACGAGCTAATGTGATGCACTCGTTACGTTGCTGAATGCGTAGCTTATCAAATGAATGAGGTATCATATGCAGCCTCTCGGCAACTGGTATCTCGTTAAAGTCTGCAAACCACTCTATGTAAACGTTGCTTGATTGTAAACAATAGTCCTCAAGTCCTTTTCTCGTGAAGATATGGTTACAAACCAACTCCACGACATCAGCTATAAACTCATCTCTAACGTCTCCGTTCATATCGGTGATATTGTACTTCCAATCAAGTCTGCGAATCTCATCGTCTATTAGCTTTGCAGGTGTATCTACCAAAACGTGGCAAAGTAAGCTATCCTTTATGCACCATAAGTCCATATAACTATCTAACTGGCGCAAATATACCTCATTAGGTGTATCAAGTAAGTGCTTGTTGAATGATTCAAACGACCAAGATGTCTTAATGTCTATAATAACGTTATCGTCTTGGATGTCACGCTTACCAGTTACCCAGCTATTGGCTCTGCGCTCATCGTCTTTAGTGAACGGTCTGCCTAAAACCTCGCTAACTAAATCTCGTGCATCTTTTTCTTTTTCGATGCCTTTGTCGAAATACTTGGTTTCAAGTTTTGATTTTCGACCAGTTCTTGCCTCAAAGACTAAATCAGTACAAATACGTTTAGCGGTATCGGTTAGCTTATACGTTTGGCTTTCGTTGTGCTTATGCTCGAGTGAGTGCCAAGTCTTAATCTGATTGTCTGTTAATGGTCTGCCCTCTCCAGCTTGACGTTTGCGATAGTCTGCTAATGTTTCAGACTGGTTAGGTGTTAATGGCTTCGGCACAGATATAATGTTGCCGACCATATGACTGCGAAAAATGTAGTTACTAAAATCCATTGTTTTGTTTTTTGTTTACGCTAAGTTAATAATATTTTTTAAATTTAAGACAATCCACACTCGTTTAATTTTTCGGTATACAATAACTTATACCTTACCTGCTCATTCTCGGACATTTCACGCCATATTTCGTTTAAGCCAGTAATTGAGTTCTCTGCTTCTAATTCTGCTTTCCAATCTCGTGACTGCGGAACGTGAACATTAACCTCGTTGAAATCCATCTTATTGTAAATGTCGGCGGCTATTCCAATTTCAGCAGCGCACTTCTTAAGTGCATCAGTAGCGGCAGCCTTTAAGTCGTTACCTATGCTCAATGGCTCATTACTTCCTCGTTTAGTCATTATGTCCTTATTTCCGTATTGCATTTTAACAATGGTGCGCCCATTTGTACGGCAAGTTAAACGACCTTTAACTACTGCTTCTCCGTGAATAATTTTTTCATCCATAATTTCAAAGTCCCAATCCCAGCCGAACATCAAGTTTAAGACCTTTTTTACGTATCCGCCAGTCACATAATCCCAACTCCCACCACCTTTGGCAGGTCGCTTGTGAACATATCTCTCTGGAGTCTTTTTTAATAGTTGTTTGAGTTGTTGTGCGTTGAGCGAGTTTTCTTCTACTAAACTCAAATCCTTTTCTGTTATTAGTGCTAAATTTTCCATTGCTTTATTTTTTAGTTTTGTTTACTTGTTCTCTTATGTATTTTATCCAGTCGTTGAAACTTAACCGAATATCTGGTTTTACTGTGCTTCTTATTTTCATTTTTCTAATTGATATTGTAAGTAATTTGCAATCTCGCCAGTTCTAACTAAATAGTCAAAAATCTGCTCATAATCTAACTCAATTTCATCATAACTTACCCACGCTTGTTTCTCTGCTAAATAGTCCATATCAACCAGCGCCTCGTATTGGGAATTAGTGGTGTAAAAATGTTCGATAACTGCATCACGTTCTATCACATAATCAAACCAAACATCCAAGTCATTAAAGCATAATGAAATCTCTATTTCTTCATCCGTTAAACTTTCGCACTCGAAATAAGTGTTTGTGTAGATGCCATCTAACTCGTTGCGGTCGTTAAGGCTTTTAGGTAGCTTTAATTCAGTTAGTCGCTCTACTATTTCTAACGATTGGTTAACTTTGTTATTCTGCTTGTTTTCAAACTCGATGCTTACTTCTATTCCAAGTAGCTTGGCGTAATCTAAAAACTTGTTGAATGTAATGTTATTCTTGCCACTTTCCCAGTTGAATAATGTAGCCTCAGTTACACCGAGTTTAGGTGCTATTGTGGCTCTGCTAATCTTTTGTCTTTTGCGTTCTGCTTTTAATTGGTTTATCATTGTTATAAGTTTTAAAATTAGCCTACTCTGTTTCGGATTTTCGGCATCCTCCGTTTTTTGTTTATTAAATATAATAGTATGTATTTTCACATCTATATCTCATCGTTAACTTTCCAAATTCATCAATATGGATTGGACTTGAATAATTTGTAACATCAAAACCAGCACCTAAACAATAAGCCTTAATGTTGTTTATTCCCTCGTTGTTCTTAATCATATTAAGAATGTAGTCTTTGTGTATTTTTGATAATTTTTCCATCGTGTTTTGTTTATGTTCCGTCATATTGACAACACGAATATAAAACTATTTTTTTAATTTTATACTATTCGAGTAAAAAAAAATGAAAATAATTTAAAAAAAGTGCGCACCGAGTAGATGCGCACCAAAACAAAAACAATGCAACTACCCAGAGCAGGGCGTCATAGAGTCGTAAAGATAAGTCGTTTATACTTTTGTTTTTTGTTTTTTTATGAACATTAAATAGGTAGCCAAGATAGCCAAGATACTTTTGTTTTGAGTGCTTGTAGTAATTTCGTAAGCACAACCCCACCACCAACAAAGCCACCAGCAGTTAGTATCGCAGTCATTCTTGTCATACTTTGCATCAAGTTTAAAAACCAATCCGTTTTCACATCGGTTTTATTATTGGATTTATTCTGCTTTGTTTCTTGCACCTTTACTTTACGCTTCGTTTTCTCGACTTGTTTAGCGACCTTTGCGGCTTCTTTTGCGCTATAGATATAGATTGTATCACTTATCGTATCTTTTGTGCTTAAACACGCCGATAAAGCCCTTTCACAATCTTTTATGTTGCTTCTTAATTTATTCTTATTTACTTGCGCTTGACTTACTCCAAATAATAGGATGATTAATAGTAGTTTTTTCATAGTTAAAATAGTTTATTTATGGGTAAAAGTATTCCTTTGCTTGTGTTCATATCCCCACCTTTTTTATCTCTATTGGTATTTAGATATTCTCTACATCTTTCTTTTAGCAAAGTTGTTTTTATTAAGTGCCAAGTATCTCCAAAAACAAAGCAATAATAATCTGCTTGAGTTGTGCTTATTCCACTTGGTTTATTTCTGCTTTCATATTCAACAAAAACATTTCCAGTAGTAAGTGCTTGTAAATCATATTTTACCTCAATTTTAGCGCCTTGAAAAATAGCGCCCAATTCTTTTTCTTTTACTTGCCCTACTTGTAAATCATATTTAAAGTCATTGTTATAATTCATAGTTGAATACTTGTAAATGTTTTAAAATTATCCGCTATCTCCTCAATACAGAAACCTCTGCGCCCATCTGCAAAGTTCGTCTGCACCCAGTCACTCGCTGGACTCAACGCCCAATACACATTGTATTCGAATTTAGCGTGGCTTGTATCACGAATTAACTGGTGTTTATCGCCAAATTCACATACGATTCGATACTTATGAAGGTCGTGTTTGTCTATGTATCTATTTATATGGGTTTTGGCTTTGTCGTCTGGCTTTGTGTTAAATCCGTACTTCAAGTGTTTTTCATCCTTTCCGTGACTGCAAATGAAACACCATTTACCTACAAAGTAATGACTAATAAAGTCGTTAAATATCTCGTACTTTACTTCGGGTAGCAAGTAGCTTAAAACTTCCTTAACGTGAATATTCACTATCTTACTAAAACTGCCCGAATGATTGTCGTTAGTCACGTTATAGAACTCCAAAGGCACTCCAAACTTCGCCAATCGCTTGGCTAACTCAATTTTGAACTGCGCACCTACTTTGAACGCTTCCTCGTTACTCATATTTTGGTCTAATATATGACCGCCTCTTGTGGTCTTGGCATCCCAGCCATCCATAAAATCGCCATAGTCAGCAATTATTATTTTAGATTGTCCGTTAAACTGTTCGCCTACATAGTAAACTATTTTTTGGAGTGCATCCATTAACTCAAACTCGTTCCATTGGCGCAATCCATAAAGATTCTCTGTGATGTTTAAACCGATATGTGCATCTGTGTATGTAACCTTTAATACTTTATTGCTCGTAGAAGTGATTTTAGGCACGTTTAAAGCCTTTAAATTACATTCCTTTAGTGTTTGCTTAATTAAGTCTTTATTTAGCTTAAAAAACGCCTTATTTTGGCTTTCTTTAGTGTATATCTGCCATTGCTGACCAGTAGTGACATTCGTGCTTAATCTTGACAACTCCAAGCCATCTGGAACATCGACCAAATTTGCTTGTTGTAGCTTTTCTACTCGGCTTATGACATTGCCTTGCTTGTCGTATTTGCGCTGGGTTTCTACAAACTTTCGAGATTTATAATAATAAGTGTTAAGGCTCTTGTGGTGCAGTCCAGTAAGTTGGGCAACTCGCTTAAACCACTTATTGTTGCTTTCGTTCTGTTGTCTTGGATAAATGTTTAATGCTTCGTTACATTTCATTGTTTTGTGTTTTGTTGTAAAATTCAAACAGCCTATTGTAATAAAGTAGAAAGGTGCTGTTGTTAGGATTAGATTCTAAAAATGTAATATGGTTTTGCACAAACTTTTGAGCATCTAAAATAGTGCCACTACCTAAATGCATACCATCGAATTCCTTTAAATTTAATTCGTATATCTTTTCCTTCAATTCTGCAAGTTTCATTGTTTAAATATACAAATAATAAGATATAATTGTATTTATTGTTATTTGTGCTTATCTATCAAGTATGCATACTCTGGTATGGCATCGAAACTTGGACATTCTTTTATCCTTTCCCAGCTATCAATTTTGCCGTTTAGGTTTTTATCTGGCGATATATCCCTATGCCCTAATATTTGAACATTATCTATGCTTTGAAATTGTTTAAGATATAGCAAGGCATTCTCTATTTCGCAAATTAAGCCTTGTTTCTGCGCTTTTGTGCGACTATCTTTTGCCTTGTGTACGTTTGCCCTATCTACTCCACCAATGTAGCAGATATGTATGCTTGTGCTATTATATCCTTTAACTCCGTTAGTCATTTGCTCGTATGGTGCTAACTGGAATACTTCGCCATCTTCAGCGATTATACGATGATAGCCGACAGACTTCCAGCCAATAGACTTCCAATGTCGCTTGATGCTTTCTACATCGCCAAACCCAGCAGAACAATGAATAAAGATGCGCTTGATTAATCTCATTTAAATCGTTTACTCCACCATCTACGAATAAATAGCGATGCCACAAGTATCACAACAGCCGTAAAAATACTCGTGATGCTTCTAAAAATCTCTTGAGCATAAAAGTTAGTAGATATTTGAAAAGGCAAAGTAAAATAAACACCCATACCAGTTGATATAGTCAAGCAGACATCAATTATCTTATTCTTAAAACTTTCCGTTTGTAGTGATTGTATTAATAATATAGCACCTATTATTACTTTATCCATCTCTCTATTTTTGTGCGTTTCTAATTAATTTTGCTTTCTTCAATATCATTTCCAGCACCCATCCAAAAGACAAACCGAATATGTAATAGATATACATTGGATTCTCGGTCTTCATCGAATCGGGTAAAAAGTTTAACCCAAGCCAATGCACTAAATCTTCGGTAAATACGATAATAGGGAAACACATTAAGAAAAAAGATATAACGGAATTGTAATTGTCTAGCCACCAAAACTCCCAAGATACTTCTAATGGTGTACGTTCCGATTCTATATCTCGAATGGTAAACTGAAACCACTTACTGGTCACAAACGCTAACAAAAGAAAAAAGAAAGCAGCCAAAATAAAGCTACTTTCTATTCCATTAGTAAAGTAATTCGTAACGTAAATGCTATCCATTAAATTATAATTATCTTGTTAATTATTTGGTCATCCTTTGGCTCTCCTTTCCATAGTGTCGGCTTGGTGTTATCCAAGTAAGTAATCATTTGCCGTTTATATTTGGTAGCCATATTCATAGCTTCTCGCTTGGCAAATTCCACATTAGCGATTTGCTCGTTACTACCTTGTGCAGTTTGTGCGCCTTTATTTCCAGTCTTAATGTGATTGGCTTTACTCAAGTATGCTTTTACATTGTATGCGATATAAGGCTTTAAATAAGTGTCTATAAGCGTTGTATAACTTGCTGGATTAGCCACCACATCATCGTAAAAATCAGCACCAAATAAAGATAATACTTGTTCCCATTCCACTAATTGGATAAGGTTATCCTTTACTGCATTCATATCAAACGTATTACTGAATGCTAACGCTTTTATTTCTGCTTTACTCGCTATCATTTCCCACTATTGTTTTAGCTTGTTCGTCATCCATTCCCATCATCATTAGCAACTCATAAACTGCTGCTTTTCCGATTATATCCTTTTTTTCTAATAGCACAGTAATAGCTGCCAAGTCATTAACCACGTTCATCGGCGATTGATTGTTAAAACTCACCTCTCCCTCGTATGCAGTGCCTTTAAACGCTTTTTGCAAGGCTTCCATAATGATGTCCTGCTCGTTTCTAATCAATCTCTCGGCTAACTCCCACTCGTTACGCAGTTGCTGATTGTTGCCTAAAGTTCCAGCACTCTCTAAACCTGCTAAACTTCTAAACCAGCTACACGCTTTTACGATGTTGTTCTCTACCAACTTCTGCAACTCAATAAAGCTGCCCTCTTTTTGCATTGGGTAGGTGATGTATTCGGGTGCTTCAACATCTCCGCTCTTCGGTACAATTAAACTCTTACCGCTTCTGCCTTGACTCGTTCCTTTGAGTTGACTTTCTAACTTTTGTTTCTGTCGTGCTAAACCTTTCTCAGCATCTCCATTCGCATCGGTAGTATCTCCAAAGTCAAACATCAAAATACTGGACAAAGTTACTCCATTCTCGAACTGATTAGCGTTGTATTGCCCTATAAGACTTTCTACTTGAGCATCGAAAAACGCACCACTCCACATAGGCAAAGGATAATCTATCATTCCGCTCTCATATTCCATTATTGGAATAATTGTGCGCCCATCTTCATCGTAGTTAGGGTATAATGTACGCTCTATTGGGCGTATTCTTGTATCGTTCCAGTCTTTGCTAATTGCTACTGCTTCGGGTTTTTCCCCAAAATACTCCATAAATCGCACTTGCGAAGCATCTAAATGGTATACAAATACCTCGCTACCTTTACGGATTGCCTCTATAAATCCATAGCCATACGTTCTGCGGTCTTTAGCTACTCGTTTAGACAACTCAAACCAGTTATAGTATTTGTTTAAGTCCTTTGTTAACTTTCGCTCTAACTGCATATTTTCAGTTAGTAAAGCACCATAGCTAACATACTCGGAAAACGAGTTAATTACCGCTTTCAAAGTGCTACTTTCTTTAGCTAATTTAGATACCTTTTGAGGAAATAGATTGTTATCAACTGTGCTAACAATTCTTAATCCTTGTTTGGTAACTATCTTCTGCTTATCTGTGTAGTCTGGTAACTGAATTACGTTATTCGTTACCTGGAAGCTGCTTTGCTGACTTTTTCTTGGATGGTTTTTTATTTTCTTCTGCACGTTCGATAAATCTTATCAGTTTGGTAAATTGTGGCAATAAGCTATACTTGTAAATTAACTCCGCTGAAAGGGTGTTAGTGTCAAGGATACCAAAACCCTTGACACCAATTTTTTGCCCTTTATACTTCTTCTTAAAAACCCACATATTATACAGATGTTGCTGCTACTAATTCTGCTACG